CGGATAAATAAACGTTCTCACCATCTTTTTTTACGATAATACCGTCATCTTCACCCATAGCTTTGAATACTTTTAAAATTTCTTCGTCAGAAGCGTCAGTTAAATCTATTGGACTTTCATCTGAATCTATATCCATGTCCATATCCTCTTCATCAGAGTACATGTCTTCTTCGTCATCATACATATCCTCTTCATCAGAGTCAATGTCTTCTACATCAGAGTCCATATCAATATCATCATTATCAACATCAGCATTCGCGTCAGTATCTAAATCAATCTCATCTTCTTCTTCTTGTTCAGAAAGAGATTCTTTTACTAATTGGTTGATTTCTTTCTTCATGGTTGAAGCAAGTATTCCTTTTGCGTTTTCGGCTATAGCTTCTTCAACTTGTTTCATTTGAATAAGAGCCTCTTGAACTAAAGATTTGTTTTCTTTCATTTAAATCTGTTATTTTTACAATATAAATAGTGTCAAATCATAAAAAATTCAATTTTATGGTATTACATTTTTTTTTATTTTATATAAAACTTTTGAAGCATAAAAAAAAGCGGTCGATAAACCACTTTTTTTTGTTAAATTTTTATTGAGATATTATTCAATTACCTCATCAATTTTACTTTCCGATACTGAAGTAATTCTCCAATCATTTGTAAACCCTTGATACTTTTCTGTAACTTTAGCTTCCACATCGGTTACTGAGAATCCTTTAACAAGTTTCTCTTCTCTAATTTTTTTAATTTTTCCAGTATTATCATCAAGTAAATCGTACTGAATTTTTGCTACAAAATATTTTTCGTCCATAATTTATTATTTTCCCAAATAATCGGTTAATTTTCTCATTAAGTCAACTCCTTTGGTTTGAAATTCTGAATTTTCAGCCGATTTATATTTTTTTTCTTCTTCTAAATTCTCTTCATATTTATTTCTATCGTTTGGATTAGTAAATAAATACGCTCCTGGAGTTGACGGAGATGATACCAAGTCAAAACAAATTAACTCAAAATCATCTTGAACTTCATTTCTTTCTCCAACTTTTTTTAACGAACCAACCCCTCTTGAAGAAACTCCCATTGTCACACCTTGTCTCATTAAATTAGCCGCTTGGTCTCCTTTAGTTGAAACAATACCTCTTTCATGAAATCCTGGCGATGTTAACAATTTAAGTTTACCCATTAAGATGTTTTTATCCCACCATACTTCTGTGATAATATGGGACACTCTATCCAAGTCAATTAAAGAAGATTCGGGATGGTTAAGTTCTGAGGTAGATAGACCTTTATCAATCGCCTTTTTATAATTTTCCGCTTCTCTTTTTAATATTTTTTCAGGATAAAATCTTCCGTTTCTATTTGGAGTATCATACTTTTGTAATACCGCATAAAATTCAAATGGATTTCTATAATCCATTTCAGATGCTTCTTTTAAGATTTTGGCATTTCTAATATCTTTTGGTGATATCCAACCCGCGTCTGTTTCAACCAATATTCCATGGCCCACTTCACTTGCTTCTAAAATTCTTAATTGTTTCATTAATTCTTTTTATGATAAATATATCATACAAGTATCTTTTTAATGTTATTCGTTTTTTGATGGTGAAAATTCAAAATATTTATTCTGAATTATATTTTCTTTAACAATATTTTTAATAATTGTTTTAACCGATTCTTTAATTTCAGAACATTTAAAATCCATCTCATTATTGGTATATAAATTAACTTCTAAATTTAAAAAAGATTTTTTACCGTGTAAAATACCACTTGTTCTTAAGTCTAAATCAACAATACTTTGTTCTTTAAAAAGTTTATGATTTATGGAATTAAATACCGAATGTTTAATATCTCGACTTAGATTACAAACAACTCTATTCCAATTGTTGTGCTCAAATTTGGGAGTAACCCATGATTGCATGTTTATATATAATGATTTTAAATTTTTTGAATCTACCGTTCCATATACAGTTTTAATTGGGGTATATAAATTTATCTTTACACTTTTTCCTTTTTTCATTAAGTTTCATATTGTCAATGTTTATTTGTTTAACAAAATATAGGTAAAATAACCCCAATTGTCAAAAACTTTAAAAAAATTGATATATTTGTATTATATGATAAAAATAGATGTAAAAAAAAATGGGATAGAAAAGTCCCTAAAGATGTTAAAGTCAAAGGTGATTAAAACTAAACAAAATCAAATATTGTTTGGTAAAAAAGAATTTGTTAAAAAATCAATAAGGTTAAGACAACAAAAATTAAAATCTTGTTATATTCAAAAAATAAAATCTAAATTAGATTGATTCGTCTAAGTTTTTTAATTTAAAAAAATTAAGTTGGTCAAATTTTTCTACTTTTAATTTGTCGATTGTTTCAGACAATTTTGTTTTAATTTCAGACTCTTTTTCATTTTCTAAAAGATTTGTTAATTTAACAATTGTATTTTTTTGTAAGGTTTTAAATTTTCTTTTAAGTAATGTAGTGTCTTCAGACATTAATTGAATAAATTCTTTTTTTGCGGATTCATCAAGATTTTCAATATAACCATTCATTGTTTGGTTGGCGATGTTAATCATAGATTTTAATGGAAGATTAATTGACTCTTTTATAGGTTCAGGTTTACTTGAAACTAATATTTTAATTAAATTTTTCTTTGATTGAACTCTCTCCATTAAATCCAATTTATTTACATAAACCAAAGAATCAATATTAATATATTGGTTTGACACATTTTTAGATGATATTCTTGTTGTTTTAATTGTTGGAGTCAATTTTTGTATTAAATTAATACCCTCTTCCAAAAAATCTTTTGCCTCTGTTTCAGTTAATCCTTGAGGTGTTGTTAATTGGTCATATAATGAATATAGACGTGACATGTTTTTATTGTTCAACACATCTTGCTTGAACTCTTTTAATGATTTCTTAAATTCCTGTTTATTATTATAGGATTTTAATAAATTATTTTCAATAATAGATTTAATTTCTCCAAAAGTCATTTTGTTTGTTTTGAATATAAATATTACGAGTTTAACAACTTATCCAATTCTTTTGATATTTCTCCTAAAGAATCTTGTCCTTGACTTAAATTTAAAAATCTTGAATGTTTATCAAAATTTTGTTCCAATAAAATATTCATGTTAGCTTTTTTAGATTCAGGAGTTATTTCAGCTGCGGGAGGTTCGGCAGGAGGGGGTGCAACATCACCTGCTGGTGGAGCGGCATCAAAACCACCTTCTGATGGTGCTCCTTCAGCTCCTGTAGTTGATGCATTTCCTGTACTACCTGAGGATTCCCCATATAATTTATCAATATTATCAAAAATTCCGGTTTTACTAATAACCGTAGGAGTTGCTTTAAGTTCTTCTCCAACCGCTCTTTCAAGTCTTTGTTGTTGTAAATCCAATTTAATTTCTTCATCAGACCATCCAAAAATATGTTCTTTTGCCCATGTAGATGATGTAGCTTGAATACCGTTTCCTGGGTCAGAAACCAAATCTTTATATAATAACACTTTTTCTTTCCAAACATCAATTTTTAATAAATCTGCTTGAGTTGACGGATTAGTTAATCCTAATGTAAAATTTTGTAACTCATCTTCAAACCCTAATAAAAATAAATGTACAATTGCAATTTTATTTAACTCGGAAATCATACTTTTTTGAATTCTGTTTATTGTACGAGCAAATCTAATATCTTGTAACGCCAAATTTTTTCCATCTCCAACAACTTCTTCAAACCCTAAAAATGCTTTAGGAACACGAAGAGCCGTTAATAATTTCTTTTGAATATATTCAATATCGGCAATTTCTGATAGGTTTGTTGCTCCAGGTAAGGTTGTAATTGGGTCTGGTGCTGAAGGGTCACGGACAGGAATAAAATAATCTTGGTCAACCGCCATTTGGTTAAACCTCATATCCACGTTTCCTGTTTTAGAATCTACAATTTGTTCTCTTTTGAACTTGTTGGCTACACGGTTTACGTATGCCTCAACGTCATCGTCATTCATATTACCAACAAATACTTTAAACATTCTTCTTTCAGGGGCTCTTGATGTACGATAGATTAACATCGCATCTTCTGATAATAATAATTGTTTCCAAATACGTCTTGCTTTTTCTAACATAGATGTACCATAAGGAAGTTTTCGGTCGTCACCCAATAATCTAAAGTGGGCTATCTCCCATGATTGGAATTCCATGTTTTTATTTTTCCAAGTAAAATGAAGTGGTTTTTTATCAGTATCTTTAGTAATATCTATAGTAATATTGCCGGCAACACCAGATTCTCTACGTTCAATTTCAATTGTTGGTAATTGTTGACAACCAACAATTCCTTTTTCAGGGTCTAACTTTAAATAAACAAAATTATCACCGTATTTACAGGTATTTCTTGTCCACATTGATAAGTTAGTGTTAATATCCAAACTATTATTAAATAAATCGGCTAAGACAGTTTTAATTCTTTTTGATTCAGAATAAATTTGTAAAATAAAACCATCTTCATTTGTTGTTGTAGATTCTTCAGAATATATGTCTAATGCTGCCGAAATTTCAGGTGTATATTCCATACTTTCGTAATCATATTGTGCTGATAATCTTGATGGCTCATAATAAACTGCTTGAGTATATAAATTGTTTTCAACTTTTGCCCATTGATTTGTTAAATAAAATGTTTGTTGAGCTTGAAGTTTTTCTTTCTCGTAATCATCTCGATTTGGCGTACGTAAAAGTTCTTTTTTATCAAACTTAAAGGTTGGATAATCTTGATTCAATAGTGAATTTGGACCGAATGTTTTTGATAGTCTCTGCCAGACCGTTAGATTTTCTTGACTCATATTATAATTTACTAATTAGTTTGATAAAATAAATACTTATTAAGAACCAAATAACCATCCGTATTTTTGATAATCAGCCTTTGTTGCTTGTCCAACATTATTTAAACCGTTATCTCTACCCATTTGAGGAATCATAGGATTAAAGAATTCTGACGAATTTTTGTTTTCGGTTACATTTGTTGCCCACGAGTTAATCATTGCTTTGGTATGGTTTGTAACTTTTTCTAATGATTGGAATGATTTTTCTGCAACATATAGTGCCATAGATACTCCCATAATACAGTCATCATGATGTCCTTTTTGGTGGTCAGGTCTTCCATTAATATAAATAAACGTATTCATTTCATTGTATAAACGATTTGAATATACTTTAAACCCGTGTCTTACTCCTTCTTCAAATGCTGATATAATTTGAACCCTTTTTGAGTTAAAGTTAATTCCTGGAATTCTTTCATTAATCTTTGGGTCCCATTTCCATTTATTTGTGGTATCAACATTGTCGACATATAACCCCCCCTGATAACTTAATTCTTGTAATTTTCTTGACGTGGAAATACCCATACCACCTGTAATATCAATAACACAGTAAGCATTATACATTGTACCCCATTTATATGCAATTTCCGCAACAACATCTGGTGGAACTTTGGCAACATATTCTAACACCTGTTCCCTTTCGTCAAAATCGATGATTTGGATACATGAGAAGTCCTCAGAGTCACCTCTTGATACATCGACACCCATCACATACTTGTGTCCGTTTACAGGTTCTTTAAATATCCATAGGGACCCACCCATTAGTTTGGCTTGTGGTTCACGTAAAGTATTCTTGGATATTTCTTGCATCAATTCAGATTCGAATACATTATCACCCGAACCTAAAAAGTCACATTCTAATTCCTGAGCAACTTTTCTTCTATCAAATTTCAATTTCTTAACCATACCCTCAAACCATGCGGAACATGGTTTGTATCCTTGTTTAATATAATCAGTTACAACAGAGTGGTCTCTTTCATATGGATTTTCCATTGATAATTTAATAATATCTTTTTCAGAATATTCTTCTCTATTTAATAGAAAATGTACTAAATCATGAGTTTTAACCATATACAAATCTTTTGTATATCTTGGGTCACGATACCAAAACATCTCAGATATTTTGAAATCATTCATATTCCTTAATGATTGGTCATAGATTTCATAGTAAATTTGGTCATATCCGTTTGGGGTGGATACAACAATAACTTTACCCCCTGTAGATAAGGACGCCATACAAGCTGACCAGAAATCTGAGTCTGCTTCGATAAACGCCGCCTCATCAAAGACAAGAATTGTAGGTGTATAACCCCTCAAGGCATCTTTTGATGTTGCAACGGCTTTAACTTCACAATTATTATTAAGTTTAAAATGTCTTTGTGAGTTTTTTTCTTTTGAGAATGAAATACCGACCCAATCTGGCCATTGTTCAGTAAAACCTCTAACTTTGTTAGCCATCTCCATTGATGTATCTAACTTGTTGGCAATAATAAGAATTTTTTCAGGTTTGTTTTTTTGGGCAAACGCCAATTTTTTTGATATCCAAGCGGCGGTTACGGTTGTTACACCCGCCTGACGATACTTTAATGCAATGTTTTCATTGTATTTGTCGTAATCATCTATTAAACTAACTTGGTCGGGAAATAAATCTAATGGAACATACTTTGATACGGTATTATCGTATGTTTGTAAATAAGTTCTAAGTGCGTAGGGAGTACTCCTTATACACTTTGTTAACTCGATAATTAATTGTTCTTTGTTCACACATTGTTATTTAGGTCTTGTTATTCCTAAACTATTTAAGAAATCATCTAAATCATCATCATCATTACTGTCAGGGTCAATATCTTCATCTTCTTTATAATCTTCAAATTCCTCTTGCATTTGTTTTGCTTCTTCGACAATTTCTTCAAATCGTTTTTTGGCTTTACTAATCTTAGAAGAATCCTCAGAAATTGCATTTCCTATAACTTCTAAAAATTCTTTTGCCTCTATTTGATATAATAAAACATGGAAAAAATTTATTAATCCTTTATATTCAGGATTAAAAATATCGTCAGGTAATGCAAACCGTAATTTTTCAACAATTTCAGGTCCAATACGTAATTGCATTGGTTCGTTTGATAATACATCAGTTTGACCTAATACTTTCGCCCTAAGATTAGAGTCTGATGGTAAACCAGCTCTACCTTTAGCTTCTTCTAATCCTTTAATAATTTCATGACAAAGAATTGGAAAAAATATTCCAGTTGCAATAATTTTAGTGTCAGGTTGTTCTTCACCTTCTTCACCTTCTTCTTCATCTGCGTCATCTAATTCAACTTTACCTGCAATACCTTGAGCTGTTTGAGCCATATGTTCAATCGCATCTTCAAAATTAAAATACAAAAAATCGGTGATTGCCATTATACCTAAATAATCTCTATATAAAGATGGGTCAATAGCGTCTAATCTTGATTTAACTTCAGGTTTTTGAAAAAGGTAATGTCCTTTTTTTGCTGCTCCTTGAATAAGAGCGTTAATAATATTTCTTTTGTGTTTTTCTAATTCTAAAATTTCCTCATCAGTTAATTCGTCAAGGTCAAAAGATGGGAATTTTAATTTTTCTTCTTTATCTTCTTCTTCATCTTCTTCATCTTCAGGTTCCATTCTAAAATTTCCAGTATCTGGCATTCCTAAATTAGCCTCAATTTGATATCTTCCTTCAGGAACTTCACCTTCATCTAATGACGATTGTATCGCTAATTCAATTAATTCGTCTTTATGAGCAGCCTCAATCCTCATGATATCAGGAAATTTTCTCATCATGTCTTTGTAAAGCATTTTTTGAACTTGTTTAGAACTTAAATCTTGGATACCAGTAACCTGTCTTAACTTATCTGTGACTTTTTGAAACCTATTACTAACTAATCTTTGAACATCGGCAGCACCTTTTTTCATTGCAGGATTTGTTGCATAAAGACTATCAGGACTCGCCAATTTTCTTTCTAAATTTGGGTCCATCCTTTCAGGTGTGTTCCCGTAATCAATCTGTTCTTTTAATTTTCGTCTCATAAATTATTTTTCTAATAGTTGCATTATTACATCAATCACTTTTTCTTTGGCGTCTTCAGGAGAAACTTTCTTTGCCTTTGGTGCCGGATTTTCTCCAGGATTTGGATTTTTAAAAGGGTTCGGTTTTGTACCAGGTTTTGTACCAGGTTTTGTTCCGGGTTTTGTAGTTGGTTTTGTTGTTGGTGAAGGTGATGTTTCGTTTTCATAAATGTATCTAACTAAATCACCTTTAGTAATTTTGGGCGGCATATGTTTTTCCACGATTTTTTGTATTTGAGATTCTAAAAACAAAGATACAGGATTTTTTCCTTCTTTCAACTGTTTTTTTACAGACATTACACATCTTTCAAATTTTCGGGTTCGTTTTGGTCCAACTTGTGCATGACAAATAGCCCAAGCGTTTGGTTTATCTTTTTTTTCTTCAAAAATTCCCATACCATCAGCGTCACTATTATCCATTTTTTTATCTTTATCAGGATTGTTTCCATATTCACCAGGACCGTCGTCATTTCCATCACTATCACCAGCGTAAGGGTTATAACCACTTTCTTTTTCTGCAGAATCATCTAAATAGGCGTCTTCATCAATTTCTTTTTCAGCTAAACCCAACTTTGTCATTTTAGCTTCAAGACCTGTTAATTTTTGGTCTAACGCCTCAATATTTTTAATTTGTCCAGCAACATTAGGATTAGTGACTTGTTCACCCAATAATTTTGAATATAATACATTAATTTGTGATTCAGTTAATTTACTAACTGTATTGGATGATAATCCTTTTTCAACCAAGTTTAGCGCTTTTATATTAGTTTTCATAGACTACTTTTTGTTCAAATTCTAAAACCAAATCTCTTTCATAGAGTTTGTCCTTTATTTCTTTTTCAGGAGTTCCGAATCGAAATACTAATCTTTTTTGTGATTCTAATTCTTCATCTTCCCATGATAATGCAACAATATCATCCATTGCATCTGTCATACAAAAAAAATCAGAGTTCTGAATCAATTCTAATTTCAAATCAGTATTTCTTAAAACCCCTACTTTCTTAATATATTTTAATTCAGGTGGTGTTGGGTATCCATTAGAAGGTTTATTTTCCCAAGATTCTCCCCAAACATCCAATTCATCTGAAAAAATAAACTCATATAAATTATCACCCTTATAGTTTGGACCTAATCCATTAACATAAGTTAAATAACTCATAATACTCTTCCGTTTGGCGTAATTTTAAATTGTCTACCATTAGTCTCAAATACCAAATTTTTCTTATTTGTAATACCAACAAATTTAGAATTTAAATTTTTAGTTACAAATTTTTCAGCCTCTAATTCTTGTTCTATAGTTTCAGTCATTTGTTTAACTGATTCCATAATCTTTTTAACAATAGATTTTTTATATAAAGTTTTTTGAACTTGTTTTTCTTTGTGTTCTCTAATTTCTGATTTAGAAACTTCAAAATATTTTGAAATAACTTTATCTACTTGAGATTCTCCAAAAATACTATCAAAAATTTTTCCGTGACCTCCGTAACCTCCATCTTCTTCCTCTTCTTCTATTTCTCTATCACCGAACGAACCATACATACCTTCTCCCATTTCAGCATCAACAGGAACATCCATATCAGCTTGGATGTCTTCAACTTCACTATCATCAGTTAAGTCTTCACCATCCATATCGTCTTCTTGACCATAATCCTCATCTTCGTATTCTTCAAATTTACTAATAATATCTTCTTTATCTTCTTCAGATAACTCTCCTAAATTAATAGATGATAAAACCATATTAATAACATATTTAATATCTTCAGAAGTCATTCCTTCGCTATTATCTAAAACTCTAATTTTTTGAGTTAATTTTCCAGTTAATTTTTGGATTGTTTTAAATGTTACTTGGTCTTCACCTTCCATGTCATCCGTAGGCATTTCATCATCTTCCATATCATCCATAGGCATTTCTTCTCCACCCATGTCATCCGTAGGCATTTCTTCACCGCCCATGTCATCCGTAGGCATTTCTTCACCACCCATGTCCTCCATTGGTGATGGTGGTAATTCAGGACTTGGAACTGCTGGAGGAGCCGCAGGTAATTCTGCTGGTGGTCCTGCAGGCATTTCAGGTGCCGCTGGTTTTGGAGTTTTTAAAGTAAATCTTTTTTGTTCACCGTATAATGATACACCTTCCTCATTTTCATTAAGTCTATTTAACTCACCTGCAACAAGATTTAATCTTTTAAACGCTTGAGAATATGAAGAATAGTATTTTCTATTTCTCATAGGTTCAATATAATCCGTTTCAGATTCTGAAATGGTTTTCTTAATTATATATCCTTGTCTTTCTCTAACAATTTGATAATTATTTCCATCTGCAAGAGAAATTGAATACTCTGATGTCTCATTTTCATTTATAGTCTTAGGTGCCGATTCGTTAAAACGAGCAATTTCCATAATTCTATTTATCTTGTTTTGGCCAGTAAGTTTTTCACTTCCAATTGGTTTTAAGTTTGACATGTTTGTTTTTATTTATTTTTAGTTATTTAATCCACCAAATCCTCCAATGCGAATAGAATTTAATTGTTGGACAGCTTTTCCTTCGTTATTTATGTATACTGGATGAGGGGCTACTCCATCTGCGGGTCCACCCTCGCTAATTGAGCCACCACTAAAGTTACCTAATATTTCAATAGTGTATGCGTATTGTTGGTCAGCCGATAATCCTGTAAATCCTGGTGTATTACTTGGTGTTGGTGTTGCTCCTGGTGTACCTGTTTGTGTTGGTGTTTTTGTTACAGTTGGAGTATTTGTTACGGTTGGAGTATTTGTTGGTGTTTTAGTTGGTGTTACTGTATTAGTTGGTGTTACTGTTGGTGTTACAGTATTAGTTGGTGTATTTGTTGGAGTTGTAGTATTTGTTGGTGTATTGGTTGGTGTTTTAGTCGGTGTTGTAGTATTTGTTGGTGTTTGAGTTTGAGTAGGTGTCTGAGTATTTGTCTGAGTATTTGTTTGTGTATTAGTAGGTGTCTGAGTATTTGTTTGTGTTGGTGTTTGAGTTTGAGTGTTTGTTTGTGTTGGTGTTTGAGTTTGAGTCGGTGTTTTGGTTGTAGTTACTGATGGTGTTGGTGTATTACTTGCGGTATTTGTTGGAGTTACGGTAGGTGTTGGCGTTGGTAATGGACATGAACCTAGTGAAACAAAAGTACCACTACCTTGAATTATAATAACTTCTGTTGCACATTTTATAAGTGTTTGATATGGTTGTAACGTAAATTGAAAAGTAAATCCATCACAATCTCTACCCACAAATGCTGTACCAGTTGTTCCACCATCTAACTCATATGTTTTACACACATTAGGTGTATTACTTGGAGTTACTGATATAGTTGGTGTATTAGTTGGAGTACTAGTTTGAGTTGCGGTATTAGTTGGAGTTTTAGTTACTGTTGGTGTTTGTGTTTTTGTTACTGTTGGTGTATTGGTTTGAGTACTAGTTACTGTTGGTGTATTGGTTTGAGTACTAGTTACTGTTGGTGTATTAGTTTGAGTGCTAGTTACTGTTGGTGTTGTAGTATTTGTTGGTGTATTAGTTGGAGTTTTAGTTACTGTTGGTGTATTAGTTGGAGTACTTGTTACTGTTGGTGTATTAGTTTGAGTACTTGTTACTGTTGGTGTAGGTGTTACAACCGCCTGACAAGTAATACAATCAACATAATCTATTGACATGTATAATACTGCGTCAATAGCTGTTGCAGGTTCCACATTGTCAATAATATCATAACATCCTGGAGTTGTTCCACCAGTAAATGTTAAATAATAATTACCATTTACTGCCGGTAATGATGAACTATCAAAATCGACTAATATTGATGCTCCTCCAGAACAAGGACCTATAAGATATGTAATTAACGCCATTTAATTTTTCTTAATAAATATACGATTAATGTTAATTATTTGAATATTCTTGAATTGTTATTTAAACTAACAATATTTAATTTTTTTTTGATGAGAATGATTTAGCTAATTGTATTAAATCTTTTTCTGATAATTTACCGTCTGGCGTTAAATCAGTTTTAAAACTTCCACCAATATTTGTGGTAGATTCTTTAATTGATAATTCTTTATTTGTTGTTTTGTTTAACATATTAAATAATTTTTCAATATGTCCTGACCTTCTTAAGAATTTAAAAACAAGGTTTTCATAAGAAAATTCTCCTTCTTTTTCTAATCCCGATTTTCTATAATTTTTTAATTTTTCTTTGATTTTTTCCAAATCTTTACCTTCATCAATTGCAGTATCAATTTTTTCTGTCCAACATTTAATTTTTTTTGTTAAAACTTCTTTATCAATATTATTTTTAAATTTTTTTGGTTCATGTATCCATTCATTATTCATAATTGAGTAAACACCTGAACTATAATAAGGTTCTTCAAAATCTTGAGCATAAACTTCAACATCATATCCAAATATTTGAAGATTATATTTATCGTTAAATACTTTTTTCTTTAACTCAAATAATTCTTTATATAGTTCCGATTGGTTTTCATATTGATGAAAATCAATAATAACATGTAAATCAAAGTCAGAAAATTCTGACCAATTATAGTTTGCTAATGAACCCATAAGATAAACATCTTCAACAAAAACCTCATCACCCAAATATTCAATAAATTTTTCGGCAATACGCGAAAGAGTCTTTCTAACCTTTGGTATCATAACCGATTGGTCAGTATTTTTTGGATTTTCCCAAACTTTAGGATTTAAAGATTCTTTAACTGAAAAACTATTAAGGATTTTTTGAAAATTATTCATCTTTAATAAATAGTCTGTTAATTAAACTTTTTTATATGAATATTGAGTTGCAATGTCGGTAGTGAAAAATTTACCTTGAGATTCTGCCAATCTGAATTTTGTGTAGACTTGGTGAGGTACTTTGTCGTACTTGTATTTGGCTCCGTTATTGAATTCTACGACCAACTCTTTAGATTCTGTGTCGTATTCACTTGATTTAATATTTGAAGATTTAATTTGGTTTTTAATCTTCGTCCCATCAATTACTTCTTTAATTATTCCCATTTTTTTTAAGTGGTGTTAGTTCATTTATTTTTTCTAATAATGGTGTTAGATAAGTACTTAACTCATTAAAATTCATATCAAAACCATAAGATTTAACGTCATTAAGTAAAGAGTTTCTATCATTATCAAATTTGTGAAATAAATTCATCATTTTTCTAGTATAATGTGGTGGTTTTTCTAGTTGGTCTTCACTAAACCCCAACTCTTGGAAATGTTGTCTTAATTCAAGGTATGTATCAAGTAGTTGTCTTAACGTAAATGAGTCTTCCAAGAACTTTTCATATAGTTTCATGAATATAAATATAAAACCCCCACCATTTGGTGAGGGTTATTATATTAGGATTTTAATTTTCTTAATTGGTCTCTAATCTCGATGGACTTTTCAAAGTTTTGTTCTTTGATTGATTCCTTTAATTCCAATTCAAGATTTTCAATCATCTCTTTATTGGTTCCCAAGTTTTTAATTTGGTCTCTCAACTTAACCGCTTCTTCAAAATCTTCCATTTCAATCGCTCTTTCAAGTTTAATGTTAAGGTATTCTTCCTTACTCATTTCTTTTGGATTATCATTATCTAAATCCGATAAATCAAATACTTTTACATAACGGGTATATTTGTAATCCCCATCAGGAGATTCAAAAGTATTGGTCGTCCAATCTTGTTTATTGAACTCTTCCATGATTTTGTCGTAACGAGCCATTAGGTCGTCAATGTTAAAATTAAATTTTCTTCTGTGAAACATATTTTTTTGTTTTTTTAAATTTATTTATTATCTTTGTTCTTGTCAAGTATCATACCGATGATAAATATAAGATATTATTTTATATAATCCATGACATTATGTCAGGTTAATAAAATTATTATGACAATTTGTCAAAATATTTGGATATGTATGAAATTTGACAGTAATTTGTAAAACAATTAAAAAATATGAACGACTTAATGGACGACGACGACAAAATGATGAACAAAAAAACTAAATCATCTGGAGAATCTAACACACCTGTGTTAGATAATTTTAGTAGAGACTTAATGAAACTAGCGGAAGCTGGAAAACTTGACCCCGTTATTGGTCGTGATAGAGAAATCTTAAGGATTGCTCAAATTCTTTCTCGTAGAAAGAAAAATAACCCAATTATCCTTGGAGAACCTGGTTGTGGTAAAACCGCACTTGTTGAAGGATTAGCAATCAAGATTGTAAATGGTGATTGTCCCCGTAACTTGGTAGATAAACGTATTGTTAATCTTGACCTTACATCAGTTGTTGCCGGTACAAAGTATCGTGGACAATTTGAAGAAAGAATGAAAGTGATTATCGAAGAACTTCAATCAAACCCAAATATCATTGTATTCATTGATGAGATTCACACATTGGTTGGTTCAGGAAATTCTTCAGGTTCAATGGATGGTTCAAATATCTTTAAACCCGCATTGGCACGTGGGGAAGTTCAATGTATCGGAGCAACCACATTAGATGAGTTCCGTAAAAACATTGAAAAAGATGGAGCATTGGAACGTAGATTCCAAAAGGTAATCGTTGAACCATCATCAATTGATGAAACAATCCAAATCCTTAAGAATGTTCGTGACAAATACGAAGATTTCCACAAGGTGAATTACAGCGATGAGGTAATTGAGACTTGTGTTAAGTTGGCAGACCGTTATATTACAGACCGTGAGTTCCCTGATAAAGCGTTTGACATATTGGATGAGGTTGGAGCAAGAATGCAGACCGAGTTGAAGATACCTGAAGCAATTGAAGATTTAAAAAGACAAGCGGCAGAAATTAAAATTCAAAAAATGGAAGTGGTTAAAAAACAAAACTACGAACAAGCTGCAGAGCTTCGTGACAAAGAAAAAAAATTGTTACTGAAGTTGGACCAAGAGAAAATTAAGTTTGATGAAAAGTTGTCCAAAGAAAAACAACTCATCTTATTGGAACATGTTTATGATGTTGTATCAAACATGACAAAAATCCCTGTAAATAAAATGAGTGTGGATGATACCAAAGCTTTGTTGGACTTGGACAAAACTTTGATTGACAAAGTTATCGGTCAAAACAATGCGGTAGTTAAGATTGCAAAAGCAATCAAAAGAAATCGTTTGGGTATCAAAGACCCTAATCGTCCAATTGGGTCATTTGTGTTTTTAGGTTCGACAGGTGTTGGTAAGACATACCTGGCAAAACAATTGGCAAAAGAAATGTTCGGTTCCGAAGATGCTCTCATTCGTGTCGACATGTCTGAATACCAAGAGAAACACACAATATCCAAATTAATTGGAGCACCTCCAGGATACGTAGGTTATGAAGAAGGCGGATTGTTAACTGAGAAAGTTAAAAACAAACCTTACTCTGTAATCTTATTTGATGAGATTGAAAAAGCTCACAAAGATGTATTCACCATCCTACTTCAGGTTTTAGATGATGGTCACGTTACCGACAGTTTGGGACGTAAGATTAACTTCAAGAATACCTTGATTATCTTGACATCAAACTTGGGGGTTAAAAAACTACAAGACTTTGGAGCTGGTATTGGTTTCTCAAGTAATTCATATAGTAATGAAGAGGCTAAGAAACAACTGTTAATGAAGGAAATGAAAAACTTCTTCTCACCTGAGTTTATTAATCGTATTGATGATACGGTTGTATTTAACTCGTTGACTAAAGAAGACATCAAAAAGATTACAGACATTGAATTGAAGAAGTTGGTGACTCGTCTTGTAGATATGAAGTACAAAATCACATATGATGAATCTTTGGTTGAATACTTATCAAAGATTGGATACGATGAATTGTACGGAGCTCGTCCATTGAAGAGAGCTATTCAGGATAAGGTTGAAGACCTATTGTCAGAAGAAGTTCTAACGGGTAAAATGATTGAAGGTAAGACCTATCACATCAAAGTAGTGGGGGAAAACGTGGTGGTCCAAAAAAAAGGACGATAATTAAGAAAGGGAGATGAAAATCTCCCTTTTTTTTATATTTATATTTGATGAGGGATTTAATCAGAAAGATTATTATAGAAACTGTAACGGACACAGAGATAATTTGTAATAAATGTGGATGGTCGTGGGATATTGTTGATGGTGGTGATGACTTATATATCTGTCATGAATGTGGTCATGATAATGAACCAAAATCACAATCTAATTTAAACAAACTATTAGAAAACTTCAAAGATAATTTTCCTGAAGAATTAAAACCAAAGGTTGATGCAATTGAAAAGTTTATTGTTAACTACATTCAAGAACACAATTTTACCGTTAAATTTCTTAACTCATGTTCCACAGGTTTTGGTGGTGTTAGAACCAAAGACCAAATCATTATTTGTTCGCCAAATGCAATGGCAACTCTTGGTGATTTTATTTACACCGTATTCCACGAAATAAGACATGAAGAACAAATCGTCATGGGATTAGACAATCCTTTAACAGATTATGATTTAGAAGATTTTGAAAAATTATCTAAAAAATATTGGGAATTAGAAATGGATGCCGATAAGTTTGCCAAAGAAATGGTCGCAAAACTTATTATTAAACTTAGAGTACCAATTGATGTTGCAAAACAAAATTTAGGTTTGTCAGGATATATTAAAAATTATCCCTTATACTCTAACATGGTTTCGTCTCAATTAAAAATGATTATAGATAGCATTAAACAAATAAAAAAATCGGGTGAAGAATATACTGATATTCAAGACCACCCGATGATTAAAAAATATTTAGATAAATTAGAAAACTTTATTTAAAAGACTGACCTATTTCTCCAACCATGTTCAACCATTTCTTTATAGTGTAATTTATGACCAAGTTTATCAATCATTTTCTTACCCATGTCGATACCGTTAATTACGTCTTCAACAACGACGTATTCATGGGTTGTGTGATATTGGTAGTATCCAATTGAGAAGTTAATACAAGAGAAGTCAAACTTACCTCTTAACGCATATACATCAGTATAAGGGTGAACCATGTATCTCATTCTATCTCCCATACCTTCTGTTAATACATCATTACAAGCATCAAAAAATTCCGTCTCTCTGTCAAATAAAACTTGACCAAAACATTTTTCAGTAATCATCCAGTTTTCAGGTGCGTCAAATTGAATACCATATCCAACATTATCAAAAAATGATGAATCCGCCATCATTGAACCTTTACAACCTGTTTCTTCAGATACAAAAAACGCGGCTTTTACATACGGTAATTCTTTCAATAATCTAAGACATGCAAATACGCCACATTTATCATCACCACCAATACCTGTTGGTTCTCCATCATTGTCATATGCCTTATATGATAATTTAATTTCTTTTTGAGCATTTGGTAACATTTCCTCTCGAATATTAATATCGTTAAGTCCATGTACCGTATCCGTATGTGAAATTACACATGGGAAATAAAATCCTTCAGGAAGTTCTTTGGATTCTTGTTTTGTTGCGTAGACGTTATTATATTCGTCCACATAGTGTTCAATATTATTTTCAGTTAACCAGTTAACCAAAAACTCAACCATTCTGTCCTCGCGATACGTTGCCGTAGGTACGCTCAAAACGGCTTTAAGTAATTCTAAATTTTGTTCCATAGAGCAAATATAGAAAATTATTTACACTTCACCAAATTTAAATAACTCTGGTTGATATAATAAATGATTAAATTGTTCTTCATTAAGTTTACGGGTAATAAATCCTGTAGGTAGTTGTAATTCAACAACAATTTGCATATCGTCTCTATCAAAAGTTTTAACTTTGAAATTTATTGATTCATCTTTTGGTAATTTATACCATTTACCTATCTCGTATCTAGATAATATTTTTTGTCTAAGTTCCAAAAATTTTACTATTGGGGTTCCATCTTCTTCAATCTTTTCTAAGATACTATCAAATTGTCTTCCAACCTCTCTGTTGAATGACTCGGTATCAAAATTATCAGAATCTTGATATTCATATGTGTCGTCATACCAACCACCCATACTACCACCACTTTGTTCAACAATCTGATTAAATAATGAAATAACATCAGTTTTATTGATTTCAAGTCTTGTTGACCACATTAATAAATTTGCCGGTGTTGTTGTAATCTCATCATATCTTCTTTTAAGGGCAAATCCTGTAGATTCTAAAACGTCATTAATTTCTTTTGTGATAGATTCTGTGGCAGTAATGCTCATTTCTCTATTTTTTTCTACAAAATAATCATTTATGATATTATCGGTTTCTGTTTCAAATAAATCTAATAATACCGCAGCTAACTCTTGTTGATATGCATTTAACAAACTAAATGATTTTGATGGCAATAAAACGTCTGAGATTTGTTTTATTTTTTCTGTGTTCTCATCATTTAAGTCAGCAAATATAAGATACCCTTCTTTAAAATCGTCATAAATAGTATATTCATCCATAAATTCATAATCACTATAACTTGAAGATACCGCATTCATAAACCACACGTCATCGTCACTTACATCAAAATTTTCAAAAAAATTCTTATCGTCACCAAAATCAATAACAATTTTACTTTGTCCCAATGGGTCCTTAATTATAACATCAATAATCGATGGGTCAGAATCTATTAATTCTTCAACAGTTGCAAGCCCCCTTGTAAATTCTCTTAATTTTTTAATGAATTCACCAACACCCGTTAAATCGTCAATAAGGTCACTTTGATTTGGAAAATATTCTTTAAGGTATTCAATAGTTTTTGCGAAATCTTGAGCATCAAATACTTCAATTTTTTTTTCACTTTCATTTTGATATAAAGCAATTTTATTGTTAGTTTTTTTATTTAAAAAATAATATAAATTACCAGTTCTTGTATATTTGTCAAAATACGATGTTGACCCTTTTTGAGTTGTACACCATTTGGTGTTGGTACCATAATAACAAGACGCTGAATGTGATTTTGGTCTAACCACCAACACTTCATCATCTTCATAAATTTTATCAACTTGAGATTTAATCTCCAGTTCAATTTGTTTTTGAGTTTTTCTACTATCAATAATGGACATTAATTTCTTAATGAATTGAGGATTTTCATATTGATTAATATCCTTTGGTGAACGAGCAATCCCCTCAATATTTGGCACTACATAACTATTATTTGTGTCGGCAATAAATTCAGTTTCCGCTTTCCAAATATCATCTTCAGTTATTCTATTAACATTTACATGGAACCAAGGAATTATTATTCCAAATAAATCTTGTAGTGATTCTGACTGCCGAACATTTAATCCACCTTTTTCACCTGATAATTCAGGAATAATTTTTTCAAGTTTTTTTGCAATATACTCAACATATTTGTAGTTTGTTGGGTCAACACTTAATATCCTGTCAATGAATGGGCCATCATACTCAAACCGTTGTTTAAGTTGTTTTGCAACATCTTCCTTTTTACCTTCAATTATAATCACAGGATATTTTTACAATAAATACCAATTTTGTTTGTAATATTTATTTTTTGTCCTATCTTTGTATTTATAATATTACAAGTTATTTGACATATGGGGGTGTTTTTGGATTTGACAGGTATTGGCTGAAGACAAAGGGCACGTGGAGACTGAATTAATCTCCTTAAAAACTGATTCACAAAAACAATCGGCGACGTTTTATCGAAAATGGAAACTCTTGGTTTACTAAGAGGTTCTGAAGTTACTGTATCCTAAGAGGTTTACGGAAACGGGGGGTCGGTCAGACAGATAACCTAGCAACAGAAGTCGTTGATGAGTTGGTTTTCACTCTAAAAGAAAACAACGGTCTCGTTCAGAGGACTACCGTAATAAAAGTGAACTCGACACAGTTATTGGTAACGATGTTAAAATAGGAACCAAATATTTCGGAAGGTATGACAAACCTTGACCTAAACGTGTAGTCCTTATCTGACAGGATATTATGGACGAGGCTTCGATGCCTCCACCTCCACCATAGACCTCAATAGAAATATTGAGGTTTTTTTTTTATTACTTTTTTACGTAGTAATTAATCATTAAATAACTCATAATCACAAAATCGCATATTTATAATTATGAGATTAACTCCAATCCTTATTGTTGAAGGTCGTAAAGAAGATTTACGTAAAAAATACACTGAAAAATTTAAGGAGTATCCCGAAAATTTAGATTTTATTTTGGGTATTTCAGATTTAGCAGATACCAACTTCAAATATGCCGATTTTGTGTTAAAGAATACAAATCCAAACGCGTCTTCTCAAGAAGTTGAACATATTGTAGACCTTGTTAAAGATTTTGATAGATTTCAACCATCATTAGAGATTAAAGATATTAACAAATATGATGTTTATAAATTAGTAACCGCAATTGACAAACATAGAGAAACTTCAAAAACTCAACAAAAAAAATCAATTGACCCCTCAGACGCCAAAAAATTATATGAAGACGATAACCTATTAATTGTTAAACCTTTAACTTACGAATCGTCTTGTAAATATGGTTCAGGTACAAGATGGTGTACTACCAGTACACAATCTCATTTTAAAAATTATACTGAAGATGGCCAATCCTTATATTACGTCATTCTTAAGAAATTTGACATAAGTAATAAGTTTTATAAAATTGCAATTCATATGAAACCAAATTTGGAAACATGGTATGACGCGACTGATGAAAGAATGTCAGACAGAGAAAAAGAAGTTTTTAATCTTGGAGCTCCAAAAGTAATTCAAACAATTAGAAAAAATTATGAGGAAAGTTTAAATAAAAAATACGATTTATTTTTTAAAAATTTGTTTGATTTTAATAATTACAAATTCACTAATGTATCATCATTATTTAAAACAACACACAAAATAGGGATTGAATTTCAAAAACCAGAACTTATTTCGGATATGCCAAATCATGCAACAATTGAGTTAAATATTTCAGTTGATGAGGATAATATCGACCAATATTTGGTTATGATTACTTATGATGTTAGAAAAATGGAAAATATTTACAATGGTAATGATATTCTTTTTACTATTGGGTACTCAGGCGATGATTTTGAAATTAAACCTGAATTTGATTTTGGTCTTGAAAATGTGACAAACAAAGTTCAAATCTATATACCTAATTTTCATTATTCTGATACCAACATCAACAATACTTTCAATGAAATTTGTTGGAGGATTGAGTCGCAAGTTATTAATATAATGAAACTAAATGACGAGTTTATGTTAAGTATAACTGATGGAAAAGGAAAAACCGTTTGGGCACCAAACAGAAGTTCTTATGGTTTTACATTTAAAAGAAATGCCGGATTAATTAAAAAACTTACAGATTATTTGGATTCAGGAAAGGAAGGAACAAAATTAGATTTTTTAGTTGATGTTGGTTCGTTAGATAAAATGAATATTAATGGTAAACCACAATATTCACATAAAAACAAAAATGATTGGAAAATATCATCAGAATTTAGGGGTCAATTAAGTGGATTCTTTAATTCTGCGAAATTAGCCGGAATATTAGATTACGATAAAAAAGGTAATCAATTTATTTTGAAAAAGGGGAAAAACTTTGATAAGTTTAAAGAAGGACAACTTGAAGCTATTTAAGGTTTTTTAGACAATCTTCTCAAGTATAAATAAACTCCAAAAAATAATGCCGCAACGCAATACAAAATAGCATTGGCTTTCCATAAACTTCCTGTCCAAGATATTAGCCCATACTGAATAACGTCGAATCCAAATGGATTCAGGAATAGCGCAATCATTAAAGCTAGTTGTGATAGATTTTCCTGAAATGTTTTTCTCCAAGTTTTTATTTTTATTATCATTATCCATGAATATAAATTAAAAATTTATGCCTATTGTGCTTTGTATTTTAATATAAATATATTATATTTGTGTAATGAAAACAATAATAATACTAATTATAATATATGCGATAACACTTACGTATATGCTTACCAAAATTTAATTAAACTATGAAAAAATTATTTAGAGCAAAACCAAGTAAAATTGCCGGAATATGTAAAGGACTTTCCCGTTATTTTAATATTGACGAATCAGTTATCAGAACAGTATTTGTTGTTCTAATTTTTTTACCATTTCCAATAATAACAATATATTTATTGATGTGGTTGATAATACCAAAAGAAAATAATGAAAACAATAAAAATATTCCTACAAACTTTTATTAATTTTTTTAAACGTTTTCATAACCAAAAAAAAGATAATATTGAAATTAAAATAGAAAAAAACGATAAACCAAAAATAAAAAAATTAATTTACACTAAGAGAACCGACTAATAGTCGGTTTTTTTTGTAAATAACATATTTATATGTATGAGTAGTCAAAAAAAATTAACTGAAGACATATTATTTTCTTACGATATAATTTTAGAAAATAAAAATTTAATTCGGGAAGCGTTAAATATCGTTCCTCTTGCTAAGACTAATTATTCTCATGTTAAGTATGATTATGATAATACTAAAAATGACTCAGTTAATAAACCTTTATTAGATGATATGCAAGCTGCCGGACAATCTGTTGGTGTTGTTCTAACAATTACAACGGCTAAATCAGGTCATGGAGCAAAAACCAAATCAGGTAATGTAAGTCGACATACAAAACAGACTGCGGTTGATATTTCTAAATTAAATGGTGTTGGTTCTAACGGAGCAACAAATGGTACTAATGGTAACTCAGAATTTAGAACTCTTGGTACTAAAGTTAAAAACGCATTGGTTTCAATGGGGTATAAATTTAATCAAGAACGTGGTAATGATAAAGCTGTTTTGTGGCAAACAAACATGGGTGGTAATCACTTTAACCATTTACATATTTCAAATCAAAGCGAGTCAGGTTCAGGAGCTCCTATAGCTTCAACAGACGTTGAAAAACCCACATCAGCGGGAGATACCACATCAACGGGAGATACCGCATCATCAACCACGTCCGCGTCAACGGAAACTAACACGACCGCAACAACGGAAGTGCCAGACTTAGGAGGTGCAGACTCAGGAGGAGCAGAAACTTTTGCCAAAAATATTGGAGGTAAAATTTTAAAATCAATAATGGGAATTACGGAATCTTTTAATCTATCATCATTTGGTAATAACAGTCAATCTTTAGGTGGTAAAATATTTATACCAAAAAATGATAATGTAAAAATTAAAAGCCCAGTTTCTGGAACCGCTGTTGACATTATTTCTAATAGTTCATGTGTTAATCAAATTGTTATTGAATTTAACCATGAAGGCCAACCTCATTATTTAGAATATTGTGGAATTAAAAGACCATCAGTTCAAGTCGGAGAAAAAATATTTATTGACAAAGTATTAGGTCATACAGATTCTAATGTAACCGTAAAATTATATTCTGAAGAAAAAAAAGTTAAGAATATTGATGTTAATCCATCTGACAATATTGCTCCAGTTGGTAATATTTTTAGAAAAAAGGATGACGACGATAAAAAAAATAATCGTGATGATAAAAATGATAAGGATAATAAAATTAATCGTTACAAGATAAAAAACGATTATGACGATAAAAACAATGATAATGATTACGATAAAAACAATGATAATGATTACGATTTGAATAATAAAAATGAATATTCAAAACTATTCCTTAAAGGTTATCGTAATTTAAAAAAATCTTTTTACCCCAAACAAAAAAAGGTTGATGAGGAGATTGAGCGAATTAAATCGC